TAGTATGGGCATCAAAAAGACATGCTATAGACAAACAACGAGAACAAGAAAGAGAAAGGTATAACTTTTATTATGGCTAATAATGACGGAGTAGGACCAGGCGGTAAAGGTGATAAACCCAGACCAACAGATCGCAAGAAGTTTGAAGAAAACTTTGAACGTATCTTTGGTAAGAAAGAAAAGAAATGAATGTATTGAGTTTATTTGATGGAATGTCATGTGGTCAGATTGCATTAGACCAACTAGGTATTAAAGTTGATAATTACTTTGCATCGGAGATAGATAAATATGCTATCGAAATAGCTAAAAAGAATTATCCTAATACAATACATCTCGGTGATGTATGTAATATCTATGTAAAAGATAAAAGATTAAACTTACCACAAATTGATTTATTACTGGGTGGTTCACCATGTCAAGGATTTAGCTTTGCGGGTAAGCAGTTAAACTTTGATGATCCACGTTCTGCATTGTTCTTTGAGTTTGTTCGGTTATTAAAAGAATGCAATCCTAAATACTTTCTCTTAGAAAATGTCAGGATGAAAAAAGAATACCAGGATATTATTAGTGAGCATTTAGGTGTTGAGCCAATAATGATTAATAGTGCATTAGTGTCTGCACAGAATCGAGTACGATTGTATTGGACTAATATACCAAACATTACTCAACCAGAAGATAAAGGGATTGTATTAAAAGATATATTAGAAAATGATTTTGAATCAGATAGAGATAAATCATATTGCATAGATGCTAATTATTATAAAGGTGCTAACTGGGAACAGTATAAAGCAAAAGCTAGACGACAGTTGGTCACTAAACCAATACAAGTTGGTATGGCCGATGACATTAATGGTCACGATATTCTGAAGCGAATTTACAGCCCTGAAGGTAAATCACCTACTCTAAATTCTATGAATGGTGGTAATCGTCAACCTAAAGTAGCGTGCGGTGCATTTCGTGGTCGATATGAAGAAGATGGTTCAACTAAACGACAATTAGGAGTACGTAAAGATGATAAGACCAATACACTAACATCAGTACAAAAAGATAATGTAGTGATATTGCAAAAACCAAGAGGTAATAATAAAGGCGGTTATCGAGCTGTAGATGGTAAAACACCAACCTTAACATCATGTTCTTGGGAGCAAAATAATTTTGTAACAGACAAAATGTATTACAGAAAATTAACACCATTGGAATGTGAACGATTACAAACTGTACCTGATGGTTATACAGAAGGTGTATCTAATACACAACGATATAAAATGTTAGGTAATGGCTGGACTGTAGAGGTGATAAAGCATGTCTTACAAAACATTGCGTGAATTTTATATGTTAATCATCAAAGAGTTTAATGATGGTCAGCCATTAGAGTACAAGTTTACTGATCCTAGTGGATACTGGCGCATGACAAAAGGCTTTACTGGTCATGGTATGAAAGAAATGACCGCTGGTCAATACTTAAAGATTGTGGAGATGTGTAAACGAGATGTGGAAGCAGAACATAAGAATGATGCACGGAGTCGCGGACGGCCGACAAAAAAGGTCCGCAATAAATACGTTGGAGATCTTTATGACTAACTATGATGAATGTGATATTAAGTGGCAAGATCGCTTAACTGTGGTAGTAATGGCAGTAGTAGCGATAGCAGCAGTCCTTGCTATCTTAAGCACAGGTAAAAAAGAAGGTGTAACAAATGACATTGAGGTATTTGATGTCGATAGTTTATTGATTGAGGAAAGTGGTCCATTACCGGAGATTGTATTTGAAGAAAGTGTATTACCTGAAATACTCCCTCCATTATATGAAGCACCATTACCTCCATTACAAGGAGAAGTTTGATGAGTGAGTTGACTGTTGAGCAGTTTGAAGAGATTGCTAAAAGAGGTGTGCATCTGTTTGGTGGATATACGATTAGTAAAGGTGTAAAGAATCGTGCGCCAAAAGAAGTTAATACAGATGAATACTGGGTATTAGAACAAGAAGATTATGCAGAAATGATGGAGTATGCGAAGATTGCATTACCTGTTGTATTACAGCAATATCTAAAGGCTATTAATTATGACGGATCTGAAGATCTTAAACAACCAGATGTCATCATGTATGATGTGTTTCAACTAGCTAGTGCAATGTGGAGCGCACGTAATGAAGAACTTGATGGCTATGACAACAAAAGAAAGGCAGTAGCATGAGTGATCTAAAACCATTTCTTGTCCGCTTAACACCACAAAGTGTTGAACTGCTCAATGTAGCAGCAAAGCGTGAAGAGAAAACAAAAGCAAGTTTAATCAATGATGCAATCAAGTATTATCTTACTAAAGATGTGAATGCTAGATTGGATCGATTAAAATGAAACCAACACTAAGATATGAATTGCCGTATCCGCCGAGTGTAAATAATTATTGGCACGCAACGGGAAAGCGAAGATATATCTCTCCAGCTGGTAAAAAATTCACAGAAGAAGTCTTTGCTGTGGTAAAGTCACAAGGTTCTAAAGGCTTTGGTGATGCCAGTTTAGGAATTAGTGTTATGATACATCCTAGATCAAAAAGAAAATTTGACCTAGATAATACCTTAAAAGCAATATTAGATGCATTAATGAAGGCTAGCGTGTATGATGACGATAGTCAATTTGAATACATCGAGATTGCTAGAGGTGAACCGAAGGATGGTGGCGCAGCTGTCGTCCATATTTATGAAATAGATAGTGAGGAAGAATAATGGCTGAAGATTATAAACCACAACCAGGCACTGGTTCAGTATTTAAGAATGATCGTAAACAAGAAGAGTGGCATGCAGATTGGAATGGAAAGATTCTATTACCTGATGGCACAGAGCATTACATCGATGTATACGATAACGTGAGTAAAAGTGGCCAAGAGTATAGGCGTATCAGAATTGGTCGTGCTGTGGCGAACCAAAGTGGGCAAGCACCAGTACAACATACGCAGTCAGCGAATCAGGCTCAAGCCTTAGATTTAGATAATGATGACTTACCATTCTAATGGCTGAAACTAGAAACAAAAATAAACCGATTCCAAGTTTAGCTGGGTATGGTGGGGTGAGAGCCTTGCAAAAGAACTTGGAGCGGTCTACGACGTTAGCAGCAAACAGAGAAGCAGTGTCATACACTCTTCTCAGTATTGCTAATACGAAACCAACAGATATCATGGAGTGGGACAGTGAAGGTAACATTAAGGTCAAGGCAAGCAAAGATATTCCTGAGCATGCATTACAAGCTATCAAGAGTATTAAGACTGTTACCAAGACCGATAAGGAAGGTAATTCTTATACAACTATTGATATTGAGCTTTGGGATAAAGTGGGTGTTCTAAGAATCTTAGCAAAAGCATCAGGATTACTAGACACTCCAGAAGAATCAGATAAGCCATCAGTAATTGGTATTAACGTAAAAGCACCGGAGACAACAACATATTATGAAGAACCTAAACAGTCCAGCACGTCTGAAAGCTCTGAAGGCATTGGAGGAGTTCAAGAAGAAGCGGAAGAACATGAGTAAAACAGACTGGATTGATAAAATCTTAAATGAACCACACAAGCATTTTGAAATCGTGGTAAAATTTGCAGAAGAAGCAAAACGAAGAGTAGGAAGAAGAAACAATGACTGATCCAAAGAATGTCCAAGTTGGTGGTGACCATTACAAGCGACACACTATCCAACCTATAGACATCATGCAAGAGTACCTATCTGATGAAGCTTATGAAGGTTTCCTCAATGGGAACATAATAAAGTACGCACTGCGTTGGCGGGATAAAGGGGGTGTTGAGGACTTGAAGAAGTTACAACACTATGTTGCTTTTTTAGTGAAACACATGGAGACTAAAGATGGAACTCAAGGCAATGATTGAGCAGTTGCGTGAAGAGTTTGCTATGGCACATCTTAATAATACCAGAGTCATGGAGATTATTGATGCGCTATGGAAAGAGAATCAAGAACTCAAGCGTATGGCTACAATGAAGTTCAAAGATATTGATGACGAAGAATGAGCAATAAAAAAGACCGCAGTAAAAAAGCACTGGCTGGTCCAGGCATTGATCTAGATTTCAGTGGCGCACTAACGACTTATAAGTTTCTCCAAAGTAATGCATTTGTTCGCGGACTCATGGGACCGGTAGGATCGGGGAAGTCCTACGCGTGTGCTGCTGAAATTATGATGCGTGCGGTTAGACAGAAGCCATCACCAGTGGATGGCATTCGTTATACTCGATTTGTTATTGTCAGGAACTCTTACCCTGAATTAAAAACAACAACCATTAAAACATGGCAAGAGTTATTTCCTGAAAACACTTTTGGTCCGATGTTATATACACCTCCAATCACTCACCATATACGCCTACCCTCCAGAGGTGATGCCGCTGGCATCGACTGTGAAGTGATCTTCTTAGCATTGGACCAACCTAAAGATGTCCGTAAACTATTATCATTAGAACTAACAGGAGCATGGGTAAATGAAGCGAGAGAACTTCCAAAAGCTGTTATTGATGGTCTCACTCATCGGGTTGGTCGGTATCCTACACAGCGGGATGGCGGACCGACTTGGCATGGAGTTTGGATGGATACTAACCCAATGGATGACGACCATTGGTGGTTTAGGTTAAGTCAAAAAGAACCGATTACAGGTAAGTATGGATGGGACTTCTTCCAACAACCAGGCGGTGTGGTTGAGGTCTCACCAGACGAATTACCAGATAATCCAGAAGCTAACGATCACATCTTTGCTGGTGGTCGTTGGTGGAAGATTAATGCTAAAGCAGAGAACGTCAACAATTTACCTGGTGGTTACTATCATCAGATGTTAGGTGGTAAGAACTTGGATTGGATCCGTTGTTATGCTGAAGGTAAGTTTACTTATGTCCAAGAAGGCAAACCCGTATGGCCAGAATATGATGACCAGTTAATGAGTTCATCAGAAGTGGAATACGATCCAACGCTACCATTACATATAGGACTTGACTTTGGTTTAACGCCAGCAGCCGCAATCGGGCAACGACTAGCTAATGGACGTTGGATTATTCTGCATGAGATAGTGACTGAAGATATGGGACTAGAACGATTTGGTCAACAACTCTTAGCTGAGATTAATGCACGTTATCCTAAAGCACAATTGATGGTCTGGGGAGATCCAGCCGGTATGCAACGTGATGCCATCTATGAAGTGACTGCATTTGATTACTTACGGACCATTGGATTGAATGCACAGCCTACCGCATCTAACAACTTTAAAGTACGACGTGAAGGTGCAGCCGCACCAATGCAAAGACTGATTAATGGTAAACCAGGATTGTTAGTCCATACGTCATGTAAACGTATCCGTAAATCTCTCTCTGGTGGTTACCATTTTAAACGAGTCAGTGTCGGTGCTGGTCAAGAAAGATTTAAGGATAGTCCAAATAAGAATGAACATTCACACATTGGTGATGCCTTTGGTTACTTATTATTAGGTGGTGGTGAGCATAAGCGTATGACCAAATCTGCCTTATCTGCCAATACACTTATATCACAAACTGTTGTGAACACAGATTTTGATGTCTTTCATCAGTAAAGATATTATCGATCAATACATGCCAAAGCTAAAGAATGGTGGATATGTTCCATTCAATGCTTTACATCTAAAAACATTTAAAGGACTAAATGATTATGGGGTTGCGCAAGTACCGCCTGAAGTTCGAGAACAGCGTATTATACATCAGTCTCAGGCTGGTCCTAGTATTACTGCTTACATTGAGGATCGTCCTGTTGCTATCTTTGGGATTGTTATGGTATGGGACGGAGTGGGTGAAGCGTGGTCTCTCTTCTCTGAGGAATCTAGACGATACCCAATAGCTATGACTAAAGGCGCACATGCATTCTTTGATATCTGTGAGATATTATTCACTTTACATCGTCTACAAATTACGGTAAGATCTGAGGATAAAAGGGCTATGTCATGGGCAAGCTGTCTAGGTTTTAAAAAAGAGGGCTTGCTCAGACAATATAGCGTCGATAAAAAAGATTATTATATGATGAGGAGAACCTAATGGGTGGTATGTTTGGTGGCGGTAAGCCAGATACATCAGCAGCTGAAGAGTCATTGCGATTACAGCGTGAAGAAACAGCACGTGCAAGAGAACAAGCTCAGGCAGAAAAGCGTGATCTGCAAGAAGAGATGGCAGCTAAACGTCGTGCAAGAGCAAGAGGTGGTAAAAGAACATTATTATCTGGTGGTCGTTTTAGCCCAGAGGTTGGTGTTGAGGACGAAGATAACACATTAGGATCTGTATAATATGGCTGCTCTAGACTTCGGAATGGCATTGGCTAGAGGAATGCTTCCTCAATCAGAAAAGGCACAAAAAGATTTACTTAATCTTGCTGGTGGTCGTAATGTGTTTAAGTCTGAAGACTGGTGGAATCAGCAAGTAGATAAACAAATCTCTGAAGGTTATCGAGAAGCAGAGCAAGAAACAAGATATTTAACAGAATCAGGATATAAACCACGAGCTGGCACAACAACATCTTATGGTCGCATGATGTATGGTCAATGGTCACCGATGACAGGTCAATTTGGTATGCCATATCAACCATCATATCATCCTGTTTTTGGACTTGGTGGTGGCGTGTCTGCTAGAACATCAGATATATTACCTGAAGGTGTGATTAGAAAAAATGGTCAAGTGATATCTAAACAGTTTGAAGTATTCAGATCAGATGCTAAACGTAAAGATTATACTGCTGGTGAATTATCTGATATTGAAAGATCTGCTGAGAAAGGCGCAGCTAGAGTTAAAGCACAATCAGAAGCAAGCAAAGCGTCACAAAGACGTTTACGTCGTGGTACTGGTGGTTTAGTTGGTAAAGCTAGATTGCCAGGTGAAGCACCATCAACAGGATTACCAGAGTTAGGCACTACAGGATTAGCCATGACTGGTAGTTTATTTGGAGCTGACATTAAATTATGATTGATTGGTATGAAATATCTTTTTCTCCTATTAATCTTTATAACATACATAGGATTAGCAATGGATCTTAAACGAGCTAGAAATGTTATATTAAATGACAAAGACTATCAGTTTGCTACTCAATATTTAGGTGATAAAAAGAGTACACCAGAGCAGATAGTTGATGAAATTATGTTACCAATTGCATATCATGAATCTAAAATCGATCCTACAAAGTTACAAGAAGTGTCTAATTTTGATTACAGTAAACATGGGCAAGGATTGTATCAGTTTGAACGTAACAGTTTAAGAACTGCTTTGCGTCGCGCTTTTAATAGAATTCTAAAATCAAAAGGCATGACGTTAACAAATGATCCAGTAAAGCTTAAGAAAGCTGGCGTGCCTAGTTATATGATTAAAGCATATCAAGACGGCAATGCATCTAAATTATCTGCTGGTCAGCAATCTGCTCTATTGTTATTTGATTACTTAGAAAAACCTAATACTAATATTGATGAAGTGACACAAGGTAATCAAACTATTAATTCATTCTGGTACAATAGTCATTGGTCTGGATCTAAGAAATCAGATGATGAAACTAAAGTTGCTAGACGTGCATCATTTAGTCGTGACTACGATCAATATATCACAATGGATAATCAAGAAAACCGTGTACGTAACATCAAACAACCGCCAGAAAAAGGTAACTTAGGAGGAATATTAGATGCAAGATAAGATGCAAAAGAAAGTTCGTAAGGTAATGAAAGAATATAAAGCTGGTAAATTGAAATCTGGTTCAGGGGCAACTGTCAAGAGTAAAGATCAGGCAATTGCTATTGCAATGAGTGAAGCACGTAAGGGGAAAAAATAATGGCTAGTAAAGGATTATATTACAACATAAATAAACGCAAGAAGGCTGGTACAAGTCGATCTAAAGAAGATTCAACTATATCACCTAAAGCTTACAAGAATATGTTAGCTGGCTTTCCTAAGAAGAAAAAGTAATGTGGTCATATCATTTCTATTGGGGATTTAACTTAGGTTTTGAGATCTATGAAGGTGAGGTAGATGGTGAACCTGTAGATTATTTCCTGATTAACTTAGGACCATTAAGAATACAGAAGGCGGAGTGGGCATAATGGAAAGGTATAGAGATGCCTACTCGACACGTGATGTTGCACATGTTAGGTTAATTGAAGGCCAAGCATTTGTAACTGGATATATGTATGGATTTGACAATCCATTAGAAGCTGGTGAAAGTTTTGATATGGCTATTGCTTTTCCTCAAGGAGTAAATCCTGTTTTTACTATTACTGGATTATCTGCTGGCAATGCCGAGGGTTATTTATATGAAGGAGCAAGTGTGACTGGAGGAACATCATTGCCTATTTTGAATAGGAATCGTGCAAGTACAATTACTAGTCAAGGTGTAGCTTTGCTCAATCCCACGGTCAATAGTTTAGGTAATCCAATATTACAAGAGATATTAACTGGTGGTGTGAAAAAAAATGGTGCTGGTGGTGAAATAGGTGGTAACAATATTATTCTTAAAGGATTAACAACGTATCTATTTCGTATGACAAACAAAGATTCAGGTGGTGCAGCAGCAGACCACGCGACTGAAATGATTTTAACTTGGACTGAATAATGGTAGCTAAGAAATATCAAAATCCTAAAGGTGGACTCAATGAAGCTGGACGTAAACATTTTAAAAGAACTGAAGGATCAAACCTTAAACGACCACAAAAGTCTGGTACTGATGGTCGTCGTGTCAGTTTTGCTGCACGCTTTGGTGGGATGGATGGTCCTCTAAAAGATGAAAAAGGTAGACCAACAAGATTAAAGAAAGCATTACAAGCTTGGGGTTTTGGTAGTAAGGAAGCTGCACGATCATTTGCAGCAAAAAACAAAAAGGGATAACTATGGTTGATATGTATATGCCACGTCACATGATGACATTATCAAAAGCAGAACAAAATATTGTGAAGTATCATCATGACACAATCAAGTCAGGTAAAGTAGGGCGCGATGCTGAAGGTCGTCCTGTCACAGTATATTCGACTGGAATTATGATTCCAGAAGGACCTAATAAAGGTAAATTTGTTTCTGTTCCAGGATATGTTAGAGATCAAGGCAGAATTGTTCGAGATGAAGATGAGTTGTATAAAATATGGGAGCGTGATATTAAAAGTGGAAAGTTTCCAATATATAACACTCCACAGGAATTAAACAAAAGATCAGAAGAAATACATACAATTATGGATCAAGAAGAAAAGCAAGCATTACAAGCAAGACAAAATCCAAGATTAAAAAACAGAAGTTTATTAATGGGAATAGGTGAATAATTATGGTAGCGATGATGAGGTTAAGTGCAGAAGATGTTTTAAAGAGACATGAAAAAGCATTAATTAAAAAAGAAGACTTTAGGAACTTGTATGAAGAAGCATACGAGTTTGCTCTACCTCAGCGTAATCTTTATGACGGTCATTATGATGGTAAAGTAGGTGGCACTAAAAAGATGAATCGTGTGTTTGATTCTACTGCAATCAATTCTACACAACGATTTGCTAACCGTATGCAATCAGGCATCTTTCCTCCTCAACGTAAATGGTGTCGTTTAGAACCAGGACCAGACATTCCTGAAGATCGTAATGCTGAAGCACAAGCTGCGTTAGATATGTATAACGATAAGTTATTTGCGACACTCAAGCAATCTAACTTTGATATTGCTATTGGTGAATTCTTACTTGACTTATCAGTGGGTACTGCTGTGATGATGGTACAACCTGGTGATGATCTTAATCCCATTAACTTTATTCCTGTGCCACAATACTTAGTATCTATTGAGGAAGGTGCAAATGGTCAAGTAGATAATGTATATAGACGCATGCGTATGAAGGGTGAGTCTATCCAACGTCAATGGCCAGAAGCAGAGATACCACAAGAATTACAAACAAAGATAGATCAAAAACCAACAGATGATGTAGAGCTAATTGAGGCAACTATTCTAGATCAGAAGCGTGGTGACTATTGCTATCATGTGATTCATAAAGAATCTAAGACTGAGCTTGTATATAAACGCATGAAGTATAGTCCTTGGGTGGTATCACGATATGCTAAAGTCGCTGGTGAAGTCTATGGTCGTGGACCGTTAATTACTGCATTGCCAGATATTAAGACATTGAATAAAACAAAAGAGTTAGTATTGAAGAATGCTTCTCTCTCTATCTCTGGTGTTTATACAGCAGCAGATGATGGTGTATTGAATCCTAATACGGTTAAGATTATGCCAGGTGCCATCATTCCGGTTGCACGTAATGGTGGACCACAAGGTGAATCACTCAGACCATTACCAAGATCAGGTGACTTTAATGTATCACAATTAGTGATTAATGATTTAGTAGCCAATATCAAACGTATCTTACTTGATGAATCATTACCACCAGATAATATGTCAGCTCGATCAGCAACAGAAGTAGTGGAGCGAATGAAAGAGTTATCACAAAACTTAGGCTCTGCATTTGGTCGACTCATTAATGAAACAATGATTCCTCTAGTTAGCAAGATGCTAGAAGTCATGGACCAACGTGGTATAATTTCATTACCGCTAAAGGTTAATGGATTAGAAGTTAAGATTAGTCCAGTAGCACCATTAGCAATGGCGCAGAATATGGATGATGTACAAAACATCTTACAATATGCACAGATTGCACAACAAGCTGGACCACAAGGCATGATGTCAATTAAGATAGATGAGATGTTAGATTACATTGCTGAGAAGCTAGGTGTTCCTCAGAAGTTAAGACCAACACCACAAGAGCGAGCAATGATGCAACAACAAGCTGCTGCAATGGCACAGCAAATGCAACAACAGAATCCAGAAGCTGCACAGGAGATGATGCAATAAGGATAATATATGGCTGGATGGGAAGATTTAGATCAAGCATTACCGCTTGATATTAGAGATGTAAATCAAAAAAGAGATGATGTTGATCGTCTCTGTCTAAGAGTCCTTGGGGGTGAGGACGGTGAACAGTTAATCAAATGGCTGCGTGAAGCAGTTGTTGAGCAACCTGTTGCCTTGCCAGGTAGCGATCCTAGCTACGCTTACTACCGTGAAGGACAAAATAGTATCGTTAAGGATTTGGAAGCAAGGTTAATTAGAGCAAGGAAATTATAATGGAAGAAACACTCGAGCCTAGTGTGGAAAATACTGAAAGCACTGGCCTACTCGATGGAGCTACTCCAGAAACCGAAGAAGCCAGTACCGAAGAAAATCCACAAAAAGTAGATATAGATCATCGCGATCCTGATGAAGTTAAAGCCAAAGAAGAGTTTGGTTTAAATGAGGAAGATGATGATGAACCATTAGAGCGACCAGATTGGTGGCCTGAAAACTTTTGGAAGAAAGATGAAGACTCTCCAGATCTTGAAGGTATTGCTAAATCATGGGCTGATCTACGCAAGAAAATATCACAAGGTAAACACAAAGCACCAGAAGATGGCAACTATGATACATCTGCTTTTGGTGAAACACCTAATGATGATCCATTAAGACAACATGTATTAAACTGGGCAAAAGACTATGGTATTAGTCAATCTGCTCTAGATGATTTAGTAGGACAAGTTGTTGAGATGGGTATAGGTAATGCTCAACAAGCAGAGATTAATACACAAGAAGAAATGAGATTGTTAGGTCCTAATGCTGAAGCACGTATCAATGGCATGGTAAAATGGGCTAGTAATCTAGTGAATAAAGGTGTATGGTCTAAAGATGATTTTGAGGAGTTTAAAGTCATGGGCGGAACTGCTAGAGGTATTGCAGCATTAGAAAAACTTAGAGCATCATACGAAGGTCGTATTCCTACCGAAACTACTCCAGTTGAAGGTACACCTTCTAAAGAAGAATTGCAACAGCTAGTTGCAGATCCTAAGTATCAAACAGATCCAGCATACCGTAAGAAAGTCGAACGCGCTTTTCAGCAAGTATACGGTTAATCTAGTCTTGTATTAATAGGCTTTATGTGGTATATTACACATGAGGCCTATTACATATTCATGTAACCCTTAAACGCAAGTAATCTTGTCGACTGGCTATCGTAAATAGCAAGCACGGCCCAGGCTTTTCTGGCATACCACAGCGATTAAACATTTACTTTAATTACTATAAGGAGTCAATAATGGCTATTGGTTTATCTAATGCTTTTGTTACCTTATTTGATGCCGAAGTTAAACAGGCTTACCAAGCGAAAGCTCAACTGGTTGGTGCAGTAAGACAAAGAAAAGGCGTTGAAGGTTCAACAGCAAAATTCCCTAAAGTGGGTAAAGGTGTAGCTACATTACGTATTCCACAAACAGACGTAACACCATTGAATGTGGACTTTTCTCAAGTAACAGCTACATTAGAAGATTGGAATGCAGCAGAATATTCTGACATCTTCATGCAACAAAAAGTTAATTTTGATGAAAGACAAGAATTAGTACAAGTTGTGGCTAATGCTATCGGTCGTCGTCAAGACCAACTTATTATTGATGCATTAACAGCATCATCAACATCACTAACTGTGTCAAACGACATTGGTGGTACAGACACAAACCTTAACTTAGACAAACTTCTTGAAGCTAAGAAATTGTTAGACAAAGGTAACGTTCCTCCACAAGATCGTCACATGGTGATTCATGCTAACTCTTTAGCATCAATCTTAGGTGAGCAAAAACTTACATCATCTGACTATGCTTCTGTTAAAGCTTTAGTGGCTGGTGAAATCAATACATTCTTAGGTTTTACATTCCACGTATTAGGCGACAGAACTGAAGGTGGTTTATCTATCGACGGCTCTAGCGACAGAACTGTATGGGCATTCCATAAAGACGCTGTTGGTTATGCTGAAGGTATGGGACCTAAAACAGAGATCAACTATGTACCAGAGAAAACATCGTTCTTAGTGAACTCAATGTTCTCAGCTGGTGCTACAGCGATCGATGCTGAAGGTATTGTTCAAATCACTTGTCGTGAATCATAAGGAGATAACACATGGCTTATAATAAAGACAATCTACAACCTATCGGTGGTCAGTCTAAAGCTGGTAATGCTCCTCAAATGTGGAGCTATACAGCACCTGGTACTGACACATTAGCTGATATCAACACATCAGGTTACTTCAATGATGCATCTAGCGTATTAAAAGTTGGTGACTTAATTCATGTATGGGACGCTTCTGTTCCTACATCTACATTAGTTACTGTTCTTTCTAATGCATCTGATGTTGTTGACGTATCTGACGGTACAGCATTATCAGTCGCAGACGCTGACTAAGTTGTTTAATGCAGATTGGGTAGGTACTTCGGTGCCTACCTATTTGCACATTTAAGGAAAAGAAAATGGCAACAGGTGATACCAATATCAAAATATGTTCCGATGCGTTGTTAATGCTTGGAGCTAACCCTATATCATCATTTACAGAAGGAACAGATGAAGCTAATATATGTGATCGTATCTATCCAGATATTAAGATCAAGACATTAGCCAGCTATCCTTGGTCATTTTCATTTAAGAAGGTACAGCTAGCAAGGCTAGTCACGACACCAACTACTGAATACAAATACGAATATCAACTACCATCAGACATCATAGGCACACCTAATGCTCTATTTGATGCTAATGAAGTAGGCGCACCAAGACGTAGAGAATATAGATTATTTGGTGATAAGATTCTCACAGATTATAAAGAAGTATATATTGATTATCAATACAATGTTCCAGAATATGCATTGCCACATTACTTTGTACAATTACTTAAATATCAATTAGCTTGGCACTTAGCTATGCCAATTACAGATCAAGTGGATCGCTCAGAATACTGGAAGACCGTTGCAGAAGGCACACCAGGTGAGAATGGTCGTGGTGGCTATATGAGACAAGCTATGAATATTGATGGTCAAGGTAAACCAACAAACGCAATACAAGATTTCTCATTAATTAACGTGAGGTATTAATGGCACGTTTTGTCAACATACAGACTAACTTTACCTCAGGTGAAATAGATCCTCTTATACGGTCTAGAGTTGATCTAGAGTCATATAAGAATGGTCTAGAGACAGCAAAGAATGTCATCTGTCAACCACAAGGTGGCGTAACACGTCGTCCAGGCACTAAGTATATTACAGAGTTAGGTGGTAGCCCAGAGAATGGTGTACGTTTAGTTCACTTTGAATTCTCAGTAGATGACAGTTACATGTTGTGTTTTACAAACAACCGCATGTATGTCTTCAAGAATAAAGCTCTTATTACAAACATCAATGGTTCAGGTAATGACTATTTAACAACAACAATAGCTAGCGCACAGTTAGGCACAATGTGTTATACACAATCAGCTGATACATTGATTGTTGTGCATGAAGACATACAGCCTAAGAAGATTGTGCGTGGTGGTAGTGATTCTACGTGGACAATTTCTAATATAACATTTGATTCGGTACCTCAATATGCTTTCACACTATCTACATCAAATCCAGCAGCAAACATTACTCCGAGTGATGTCTCAGGGAAAGTCACCATTACAGCATCAGCGGGTGTCTTCAACTCAGGACATGTTGGACAATACATCAATGCAGAACCACAAGGTCGAGCAAAGATAATACAACACAATAGCTCTACATCAGTCAATGTAGTAACAGAGTTCCCATTCTTTAATACATCTGCGATTAGTTCTGGTAACTGGGAACTAGAAACAGGATATGAAGATGTATGGTCAGCATCAAGAGGATGGCCACGATCAGTGACATTCCATCAAGGACGTTTATTCTTTGGTGGTAGTAAATCTAGACCATCAACGATCTGGGGTTCTAAAGTTGCTTTATTCTTTGACTTTGAAGCTGTGGAAGGATTGGATGATGATGCTGTCGAAGCTACTCTTGATACTAACACTTTCAATGCTATCGTTGATCTTATCTCTGGTCGTGATCTGCAAGTATTTACGACGGGTGGTGAATTCTATGTTCCGCAAGAAGGATTAACGCCAATCACACCAACAGACTTTTTCCTATCCTCTACCTCTCGTAATGGTTGTAAGGAAGGTGTGCGTGTGAAACAATTAGAATCTGGTGTGTTATTTATACAAAGACAAGGTAAACAATTATCTGAAATTGCATATTCTGATACACAACTAACCTATATCACATCTAAGATCTCATTACTATCTGGACATTTACTTAAAAATCCTAAGTCAATGGATATTAGACGTGCAGTAGCTACAGATGAAAATGACTTATTACTAATCGTCAATGAAGATGATGGCACTATGGCTGCATACTCATTACTGCGTGCGCAGAACGTCATTGCTCCTAGTGAGTTTGTTACCAATGGTTCATACATTGATGTTGGTGTTGATATTACAGATATTTATACAGTGGTTAAACGCACAGACAATAGTGTAGATAAATACTATATTGAAGTATTTGATGAAACTGTATTAACAGATTCAGCTGTGACAGGAACTACCGCTGCAAGCTTAGATGCATCACATCTTGATGGTCAAACAGTACATGTTATATCAGATGGATTTGTAGAAGAAGATCAGACAGCTGATAGTGCAGTTACATTTGCAACCACACCTACAACATCTGGTGAGGTAGGTATGAATTTTGATGTAGAAGTAAAAACCATGCCAGTTGACTTACGTATACAAACAGGTACACGTATTGGCTTTAAAAAACGTATTGTTGAAGTCAATGCATTACTTTATGAGACACAGAATTTAGTGATTAATGGCAATCTAGTCCCTATCCGTTCATTAGGAGCTGGAGTGCTAGATACAGCAGTACCAGAATTTACCGGAACGAAGGTACTTCATGGTATACTAGGGTATAGCAATGAAGGTCAGATTACAGTAACACAATCTGCACCTATGAAGTTTACATTGTTAGGATTAGAATATAAATTAGCAACACACCAAGGAACATAATATGTCAGCTGGAGCATTTTTTGTAGGATCAAGTTTATTAAGTGCATATCAATCTTATCAGCAAGGTAAAGCTCAAGAGGCGATGTATGATATACAAGCTTTACAGGCACAAGCTGAAGGTGAGCGTAAAGCATTAGAATATGAACTACGTGCTAATGACACATTAAGAGCATTGCGTCAACGTAATGCTGCTAACATTGCTCGTGGTTATGGTGGTGGTGTTGTTGGCTTGGAAGGATCATCAAAACTTATAGAAACTGTAAATAATAGAGAAGCTGGACGTGATTTAATGTTTGATATTGCAAATACTAAGAATGCAATTTTACAAGGAAATACACAGTCAGAAATATACAGCACATCTGCTGATGTAGCAAGACGAAGTGGTATATTAGATGCTGGTGCTAAATTAGCAATGGCTGGATATGCTTATAAACAAGTTGGTGGTAATCCATTTAGTATGCAGTCACCAAGTATATATACGCCAAGGTAATAAGGATAAATAATGGCAGAAGATAGAAGATATAGATCAAGAGGAATTAGCTTAGAAAGCCCAGGTAGATTAGATTTATCTAATATACAAGAAGGCATACGTGCATCACAAACGCTAGAAAGACGTTTGGATCAAGTATCTGAGCTTGCCTTAGGTCAAATGAAACGTACTGCTATTAGGGAAGGTAAACAGTATGGTGCGCAAAATAGACCATCTGTACAGCAAATATATGATGCTATTCAATCAGGCAAACCAATTGATGAATTATTAGCAGATCCAGATACAGTCTTTGGTGAAGCAGCACGTGGTCAGCAAGCTGGATTATTATATCAAGATCTTATTAATGAATTTAATATCAATACACAAGGCGTGTTAGATGCTGTTAATAAGCGTGAGATTACAGATCCGGCTGAAGTAGAACAAATCATTAATGCAAACATAGAAGGCTTTGGTCGTGTGATGGCACAGATTGATCCTGACTATGCATTAAAGTTTAGAGCATCTGCTTCGACTACAGGTTTTGATGTTGTAGATAAAGCTAAGAAACATATTCAAACAGAAACAATTAAAAAAACAAGAGTAGATATTAATACACAACTTGACATATTCAAGTCTAATTATGCATCTATTATTGAAAGATCACCTAATCCTATTGACATTGAGGCATTAACATTAGTTCATGAAAATAACCTTAAAGGCCTGTTTGCGCAAGATCCTGATAAAGAGTCAGACCATATTGCTTCTTTTAATAAGATCAAAAAAGAAGTATTGCAAGATACAGTAGCTAACTACATTGTGTCTAATAAAATGATGGATGAAGCATCTAAAGGTAACTTTGGAAAATATAATGCATTATTACTAGCTGAAGATGCAACAGATCCAGGAACTATTGATGCAATCAAATCTAAAATTAATAAAGTATATGATACACAACAAAGCTTAATTACTAAGCAAAAAGAACAAATGAATGCAATGGTAGATGTTCAAGCTGCTGAATTAATTGCTGCTAACGCAAATGGCTACTTAACTGATGAGGATCTATTTAGCAAGCTAGATGAGATTGGGTATACCATGAGTGCTAAAGATAGAGCAGATATATTGTCAGACCAGAAACCTACTATCCAACAGTTAGATGAATATGCTGCTTTAGAACTTAAAGTCAACCTTGGAAAGATTGGACCATCACATATTGATGAAGCTCGTTTAGAAAATCGCATTACTTATAAACAAGCAGCTGAGTTAAAAAGTGCATACAACAAAACACAGACTACATTAAAAGCTGGTAATGACATCATTAACCAAACATTCAGAATTGATGAATTAGAGTTAAAAGGCATGAGTCGTGATGATCCTACTCGTGCGTTAATTGCACAAGCTAGGGACAAGCTAGACCAGCGTAGAACTGAAGTATTGCGTATGCAAGAACAAGATCCATCTATTGTATTTAATCAACGAGAAGAAGCTCGTGCGATTGCAGAGCAAGTGAAAGGCGAATATATACAATCTCAAGCTCCAGTAGAATGGACTATTACAAATAGATTACTTAAAGATTATCCAGACTATTATAATAATGAAGATGCTTTCTTAACACTATCAGAAGAGCAAGTAAAACAAATGGTCATGGATAATGATAAAATATCACAACGTAATAAACAAACATATGCAGCACGTATTATCGAACATTTACGTAAACTTAAAGCATACAGATTAGGAGTGATCCCAAGTGAAAAGTGATAATGTAGATATAATGGATCTATGGATCGAGGAAGAGACTCGTATTAAATATAATATCATACCTGATCGTGAACGTACATTTATGGAGTCATTCATGGATATACAACAACAACAAGTGAATATAGCAAAAGCAACTCCAGAGGCAATGCAAGAAATGGGCGGTGCATTTGCAAAAGGAGTGATTAAAGGCACATTAGGCGCACCAGGTGATTTAGTTGGGTTGGCTACTGGATTGCTTAACATGTTGACTGTAGATCCAGAAGAGAAAGGTAATTTAGTTCAATTTGCTGAAGGCTTCAATACAGTACCATTTACATCAGAAAAAGTAGGTGAAGTATTAGAATCATTAGGATGGAAGAAATATGAGGGTGTGGCAGAAGGTGCAGAGCTTGTTGGTGAAATAGGCGCACCAGTAGGTACAGCTGAAACAATTATAAAGAAGGCAGTTAAATAATGGCTATACAAGATCAATCAATAGAAACTCGTATGAACAAAATGACTTCTAATGATGAGAAGTTAAATGAAGTCGTTAAGCAAGTAGATCCTACAGAGTCTGTTGCGGAGGTCATGACTGATACCGTATCTAATGAAGAACAAGTATTAGATAAAGAGCCTGTATTTGTTGAGACAGAAGAACCTGTTAAAGTTGCTGGTCTTGGTATTGGTAAGTATATTCCTAAGATACTTAAGAAGGATATTGATCCTGTGCTTAAAAAGCGTATGGAGCCAACACGCGGTACAGATGAATATTTAATCATACCTAATGCAACACAATCTGAAATTGACGAAGTATTAACAAAACAAGCAGAGCAGTCTATTAATGCTAAGCCAGGCAATGTTAGCTACAAAGGTAACAAGAAAACATCTGACTATGGTAAGTTTAATGTTAACTTTATTGAAGACTCTGACGGTGTTAAGCAGTTTATCAATGCTGTGGGTGAAGTCTATCAAGGTGAAAAGACATTTACTTCACTAGAAGATGTCAAGAAAGCAGTGACGGGTTCTCGTTATCTTGTATATAAAGAAGGTAAACTAGCTAAGAGATTTGAATCACAGGATGAAGCCAATGCCTTTATTAACAAACAAAAAGACAAAGACTTATATAACGTCGAAAGCAAAGCTCCGTATGATATGGATTATATTGAGCGTCTTCTTGATCCTAAAAATCCTACTATTGCTGATCCAGAAGAAGCTTATCGTATGCTAGTAACACAGCTTGATGTGACTAATCGAGCTGAGATGTTAGCACGTAAGATTGTAGAGGCAGAACAGGCTGGTACAGTAACTCCAGCACTGCGTGTAGAGTTTGACCAGACATTAGCATTAGCTGGTGAAATATCTAAAGCTGTTGAGAAGAAACAAGCTGATTATGGTAGAACACTGCGTATGTTCGGTGAGATCCGTAAGTCTGATGGTGGTAAACAAATGCAAGAGTTTATTGCAGAACATGGTGGTGAAGCTGGATCAACAGATCGTGCTGTTAAGTTCTTAGCATTACAACGCACACAAGATAAAGCCAAGATGGCAAGTAATGTATTTGGATACAAAGCTGTTAAAGACATTTGGTTATCAACATGGATTAACGGTTTACTATCTGGCCCTACAACACATATTCGTAACATGACATCTAACGCGTTGTTTGGTATATATCAATTCCCAGAAAGATTTATGACATCTGCTGTTGGTAAGATTAGATCAGGCATTACAGGATCTGATGATTACATTAGAGCAAATGCTATTATCGATCAGGCACAAGGTTACTTTGGCTCTATGATTGATGCGGGTAGATTAGCTGGTAAAGCATTTAAACAGAATAGATCATTTGATGGTATGTCAAAGATTGAGCTTGATAAGATGCGTATGCGTGATGAGTTTGATATTGACTTTGGAGACCATCCATTTGCTAAAACAACAAGCAATGCTGTACGCATGTGGGGTAAGTTTGTTACTGTACCTGGACGCGCATTGGTAGCTGAAGATGAATTCTTCAAAGCTATATCTTATTCTGGTGAGTTTAGATTCTTAACAAAACAACGTGCTGAGCAATTCTACAGTGCTAAAATTAAAGAAGGTATTGATCCAGAAAAAGCACGTGAGATGACAACAGATTACTTAACTGATCTACGTACTGATCCACCTAGAGAAATACTAGAAGCTGCAACAGATAAATCTAAAGAGTTGACATTTACAAAAGAACTTGATGGATTTATGCGTGACTTCCAACAGTTAACTAATAACAATAAATATCCAGTCATATCTCCGTTGATGAAGATGTTTTTCCCATTTGTTAGAACACCAACTAACCTAGTTATAGAAGCTGGCAAGCGTTCACCATTACAGCTTATTAATCCTAATTTCTATAAGACTATTGCTAAAGGTGGTGTAGAAGCTGATGCAGCTATTGCTAAAGCGACTATGGGTTCTACTATGATTGGTAGTATGGCTTACTTTGGCATGGGTGGAAACCTTACTGGATCTGGACCTACTAACTTACAACAACGTAAAACATTAGAAGCAACCGGATGGCAACCATATTCTATTGTATTCAAGAAGGGTGAGTTGTCTGATGCAGAGATAGAAGAATATAAGACAATGACACCAGTGTCTATTGGTGATGATAATATCTATATATCCTATCAAGGATTACAGCCTGTCTCTACATTACTGGCTATTGGCTCTACAATTGGTGAATACTTTACTTACAATTCTTATGCTGGTACTAACAATCTATCTACATTAGAACAGGCAGATGATTTGGTTATGGTATCAACTATGGCTATCTACAATTTCATATCTGAATTACCTGTATTACAAGGATATACAGAAATGACAGACATTCTTGCTGGTGATCCACAAAGCCGTAAGGGTGCGTTCATGAACTTCTTTAGAAAAGGTGTGAAGAAGGTTGCTGATGTAGCTATTGGTGGTTCACCATTAGGAGCATGGAGTAGCGCACAGTCTACAGCACAGAGATCAATGGATCTAACTAAGAGATCTATGTTGCCAGAAGAAGGCGGTGTGCCATCTGGTATATATGAAAATGCATTAGCTGCATGGGGTGAGGCATGGAAACGATATACATCACGCAATCCATTCTATAATAACGATATGCCTGAAATATTAGATCCATTGACAGCAGAGCCAATTACTGTTGGCAAGAACTGGGGAGCAGCATTTAACCCATACAAGCGTAGTGATGGATCTGTATCTGCGGAATATGATGTATTATTACGTAATGGTGTCCCAGTGTATAACCCACCACGTAAACTACATGGATATGAATTATCAGCAGATCAATATAATATGTGGATTGATTTAGCTGTTAATGACTACCAGGTTGGTGACAGATTGTTGCGCAAAGATGCTGAATTACAAAGAGAAAATGACTTAGGCTTAGTACAGCGTACGTTACGTAGACAAATGACAGAAGCATATACTGAAGCATTAGAAGAGCTAAAGACATATTTTCCAGAGTTAGAAATGCATTTGGAGGATAAAGATTTACAGGCGGCAGTGGAGGGATTATACTCGTATTACTAGATTTTATGCGGGTTTTATGGTAGGATAACACACTAGAGGATCATTATGGCAATCGATATATCAAGCACAACGAGACGTATAGTTTACACTGGCTCAGCTGGTGTAGGTCCGTACGCCTTTAACTTTGAAGTCTTAGCACAGACTGACGTTGCTGTATACTTCAATGATACAGAGCTAACGCTTACAACAGACTATACGGTGAGTATAGACGCTGATGGCACAGGC